ATTATTTATATTATTAAATTAAATTGTTATTGGATACCCATTTATCATCATAGCGCATCATATAAAAATAATTACAATGTAATTTTTTCAAAATAAGAATGTTTTTTTCTGAGAGCCAATACCCCTAGACCAAACTTGCGGGAATTCATAAAAAATGGATGGAACCTTATGCTACCTCGTTTTTAGCGTTATAAAGGGGTACAATTGATGCTTTGAAAACGTATAAAAATCGTATAATTTTTTTTTAAAAATTTCAAAAGGACACCCAAAGTATCAGTCAAAATAAAAAATATATTGAACTTTTTAAGATTTATTAGGTCTAAGTGGGTATCATGCAGGCTTGGGTTATAATTTTAGTGGTATATTTTAGCGGAAATTCACATAGAGTTGATATCCACCAAACGGATTTAATATTCAAAGACCCAATAAAATGCAATGAATTTAGGTTAGCTCCAGCTTTCCAAGATGAATTGCGAAGAAAATACAAAGGTATGGGAGTTGATTACGTTCGTCCATACTGTAGACCAATGAAAGAAAAAGACCAAATTATAGCTATGAATAACGGAAGTGTTGGATTATGTAGCCAAGCTCCGTGTATTTGGAAATAATACGAGAGGAACAAAATAGTGAGCAAAGGATCTAAGAGAAGACCCGAAAATAGTAATAAATTCCAAAAAGGATACGATAGAATATTTGGAAAACATACCCTCAATGCTATAAAAGGCATGAAAAACTATAAAAATAGGCGAGCTAACAATGGCCGCTAATTTAGATTTAGTAAAAATAGACGATGAGTTATTTGAAGATATAGTAGGAAATAACACAAAGTATACCCCCGAAGAACGAATAATGGCTGCTACTTACTATGCAGTAACTGGATCATCCTTACAGGCTTCTGAAAAATGTGGTCAAGCGGGAACAAAGATACCAGCTTCGACGATAAGAAAGTGGAAAAATACCACGTCCTGGTGGAAACCAGTCTTACACGAAGTACGCAAAGCTAAGCAGGAAGAATTAGATGCCAAACTAACTTCCATAATCATGGAGGGTGCTGAAAAGTTAGAAGATAGAGTACGCAACGGAAATATCAAACTAAACCCAAAAACTGGGGAACTTAACAGAGTACCAATGACGTCAGGGGAATTAGCCAAAGATGCTGTAGGCATACCATACGATAAAAGAGCACTTATGCGTGGAGATCCCACCTCCCGTACGGAAAAAGTCGATCCAAAGGCTATGCTCGAAGACTTAGCAAAACAATTTGTTAAAATTGTAGAAATGAATGAACCCAAACCAATAATCGATGCAGAAATCATCAACACGGAGGACGACAGCATCGAAGAACAAATAATGGAGGAGCTTCCAGTTGACGTTTACGAAACGAAGGAAGCGAACTAATCAAAAATGGCAAAAAAGAAAACCAAAAAGAAATCAACTTTGAGACGAAATCTTTCGGACGTTCAAAGAGATTTACAAAAATCCCAAGCATACTCAAATAAAAAAATGAAAGCTCGCGCCAAAAAAATTGCAAAATATGCGAAAGAAAACCCACTTGAAGCCGCATCTATTGCAGCAATGGCAGTTCCCGTTGTTGGATGGGGAGCAGCTGCAGGATTACGAGGTGCTGCATTAGCTGGTAGAGCTTGGAAAGCTCGAGGAGCTATAAAAACTGGTGCTAAAAAAGCAGCTAGTAAAGTTAAATCTGCTAGTGCTAAAGCCGCTAAAACAGCAGCTAAAAAAACAAAACCAGCAAGAAAAAAAGTTGGTAGTAAACTACGAACAGTTTTTGGACCAAAACACAAAAAAGCTGGTAAGGTATATAGTACTAGGCGTGGTGCTGAAATGGGTCGTGCGGGATCTAAACAACATAAAGTAGTTAGAAAAGAGGATAAGGTAACTAAGGGTTACAAAGGAAAGGAAATAAGGAAAAAGCAATATAGAATTGAGCCCACAGGTAGAGCTGCTGCTACAAGCAAAAAAGCTTTATTTACCTATGGTGCTGCTGGATATGTTGGCTCTCAACTTATGAGTGATAAAACCTCTAAGCCTAAAAAGAAATCTAATGGTGGTGGTGGTGTTAAGCCTCCAAAAGGATATAATCCTGGGTCAGTAGCAAGTAAACAAGGCCAAGGTACTGGTAGTTGGAAAGACAGGCGTTCTGCAGGTCCAAATGCAATAGCCAGAAAAATAAAGAAAGCTCCCCCAAAGAAGGGACCAGTTATTCAAAGAAAGTATAAAAATGGAACTGGTGGTGGAGATAGACCAACATCAAAGGCTGGACCACATTTGTCAGAAGTATTTCGTAGACGATTAGGTGGACAACGTAAACCTGGTTCACGTGGAGGATATTAAAGTGGCATATAAAAAGCCAAGAACACGAATGGGTACTATATCAAGAAGTGCACCAATTGCGAGAGGTTCAACTACTCCAGGAAGTACCAAGGCTAAATTACAAGAAATGGCAATACGACGTGCTAATAGGGTAGCATCTCCAGCTGAAATTATAGTTAGAGACTTACATCCTGATGCATATACGTCAAAACCAACTTTGCAACAAAGTAGAAAAAAGAAAAAAAAGAAAAAGAAACAGCAAACTGAAATGGAAGCACTCGTAGCTAAAATTAAAAAATACGGTATAAAAAATTAATAATGGCTAGAGATTACAAACGAGAATACGCTACTTACCATAGTAAGAAAAAACAAAAAAAGCGTAGAGCTGCTCGTAATAAATCTAGGAGAGAAGCTATAAAAAAGGGTATAGCTAAAAAAGGAGATGGTAAGGATGTTGACCATAAGGATCGTAATCCTAAAAATAACTCAAGTAAAAATAAACGAGTAGTTAGTAAATCTAAAAATAGAAGCTACTCCCGAAAAACAAAGGATCGTAAAAAATACGGAAAGAGGTACACATAAAATGCCATTACCATTAGCAGCAGTAGTATGGGCAGGAACTAGATGGGTAGCTAAAAAGGGAATTAAAAAAGCAGCTAAGCGAATTGCACAAAGAACAAAGAAAACCCCAAAACCCAGTTCGAAAGCAACTCAAAAACCTTTAAGGTCAAGAACTACTTCGAGAGCTACTCCAAAAGGAAAACGAAAAGAGTCAATATATACAAGGACTAAAGGCTTATCATCAGAATATGGAAAGCGAGGCGGGCTTACTAAAAGCATGTCTAAAACCGTGGCTAAATCCAAGCCTCAAAAGAGATACAAAGAAAAAAAGATGGTACAAGAATGGACGTCTGAATACAAACCTCTTAAAGGAAACGCATTGGTTAGACATCTAAACAGAAAACATAAAAAGCCTACAAAATATGGAACAAGAACTCATTCAACTACTATAAGACGCAATAGAAGGGGCATCTCGGAACCAGGTGGACTTAAAGTTTTTGATAAGAATTTTAGAGCACTTAAGAAGAGTGGCTACAAATATTATTAAGGAAAGTAAATAATGGCATTACCAATAGCAGGAATGGTTTTTAGAGGTGGTAAGTGGGTTTTTAAAAAAACCATTAAAAAGAAAAAAAATCCAAAACAACTTGAGTTAGATCTTAAACCTAAGGCTACTAAGAAAAAAATTCATAAAAGTGAAGATCCTTGGTCTGCTACTGGATATATTAATCCCAAAGTAAATCCCAGAAAAACAAAAACATATGGTCCAACAAAAAGAAAATATCACGGAAAAAAGGAAAGAAGATACGGAAATCCTAATAAAGGAAATTAATAAATGGCAGATTTAACAGTAACATTAACCGAAAGCGTAACTCTTAATGGAGTTGACCAAGGTGCAACTACTTCTCTTACTGTGGCAAGTGTTGTTGAAACCTTTAAAAGAATTGTAGCATGTCCTACTGGCGTAGATACTACAATTGCAACATTTAAAAGTACATCTGCTACTGCTGATGGAGCTTTAGATGTTGAAGATGTAAGATATATACGTGTAACAAATTTAGATTCTTCAAACCCAGTAAATCTATCTTTACAAATAGATGCTGGTGAAGATGACTCTGCTGCAGATGAATCATGTACAATTTTACTTGAGGCTGGTAAAAGCTTTATAATGGGATCCCCAAGTGATGGCATAGCTGTATCCGATGCCAATGCAACTATAGTAACTGCATTACATAACTTAGAAAGTATACTAGTTGATCCTCTAAGTAACGAAGTAGCAGTTGAAGTATTTATAGCTGGCGTATAATTTAAGATTTTAAAATATTATTAATACTAATATAGGAGAAAATAATATGAAATGGGAAACACCATCGTTTGAAGATCTTCGTTTTGGCTTCGAAGTTACCATGTATATTAATGCTAGCAATTAATATATGAAATTAACTAGTGACCTGATTTACGGTTTTGCTACTAGTTTATTAAGTGAGAGATACGACAATCCGAAACCTACCCCACAATTCCACAGGGAACTTTGGGACTATTGTTGCTCAGATCACTCACTTGTTGCTATAGCAGCTCCTAGAGGGCACGCAAAAAGTACTGCGGTAACACACGCATACACATTAGCAGCGGTTTTATTTAGAGAAGCAGATTTTGTAGTTTTAGTATCCGATACTGAACTTCAAGCAGTTCAATTCTTAAATGATATTAAGATGGAACTATATGAAAATCAAAAGTTAAGAAGTTTATTTAAAGTAACTGATATTTACAAAGATGCTGAAAGAGAAATAAGATTTAAGATGGGATCTGATAATCATCAAGTCAGAATAATGGCTAGAGGTGCATCAGGAGGTTCGGGATCTGTTCGTGGTTTTAAATGGAGAGGTAAACGACCTAATCTTATAATCTGTGATGATATGGAAAATGATGAAGCCGTATCAAATGAAGAACGTAGAGATAAGTTTAGAAATTGGTTTTACGGCGCATTAATACCAGCATTATCGGATAATGGACAAATAAGACTTGTAGGAACTGTATTACATTTTGATAGTTTATTAGAAAGATTAATGCCTGAGACTACTGGAGATGAAGCTAAATATACAGTTAAGGAAAATCTTAAAGAATATTCTTTAGATAAAAAAAGAGCTTGGCATTCAATCAAATATAAAGCACATACTGATTTTGATGATTTTCAAGATATTTTATGGCCTGAAAAATTTAATGAAGAAAGACTTACTAAATTAAAAAATGATTTTGTAAGACAAGGTATATCAGAAGGATATGCTCAAGAATATTTGAATTACCCAATACATGAGGGTGATGCATTTTTTAGAAAAAATGATTTTGTGCCAATGTCAGAAGACGATTTTGATTTAGCTAAGACTTATTATGCAGCAATAGATTTTGCTATATCTGAGAAAGATAAAAGATCTTATTCTGTTATAACAGTTGGTGGAGTAGACCACAGTGGAGTATTACATATCGTTGATGTTATCAGACAACGAATGGATGCAAAACAAATTATTGAAGAAATGTTAAATGTACAAGTAAGATATCAACCTGATTTATTTGTAGTTGAGGAAGGAGCATTAAAAAAAGCTATAGGACCATTTTTAAAAGATGAGATGTTAAAAACGGGAATATTTATTAACTTACATCCAATGGTTCCTTATAGAGATAAATTATCTCGTGCTAGAGCAATACAAGGTAGAATGAGACAAGGAGGCTTGGTTGGGATTAGTTTTAAATCAAATGATAACAGCCCCAACTGAAGAAGAACAGGAAGAAATCGATTGGGAAGACGAATATAACGACACTATGGGATCTTTACATATGGGAAGATCTCAAATAACAGGATATTAAAATTATGTTTAGAGGAATAGTAAATAACCCCAATTTAGCAGGAATAATAGCACCAGTAGTACCAGGAAAAGAATATGGTTTAGAAAATTCTCCTGAGTGGGATTATTTTAAACAGCAGGTAGATGATTATAGAGCTGGAAGATCTGCTTATAGAAGTCAAAGAACTACTAAAGGATCTCCTACTTTTAATTTATCAGACGAAGAATATAAAAAATCATCTGATCAATATTATAGTGGTTTATTAAATCAAATAAATGCTAATAGACCTGCGGGTATTGGTGAATTTGCTCTTTCTACAAGAACGGGAAGAGATGATCCATCTTTAATTAATTATAATCCAAGTAGAACTAAAGCATATACTTTTGGTAGAGATGGAAAAATGGCTGAAATAGGTAGCGATAGAATATCAGATTATCCTGATCTTCGATATGAGCCTAATATTAAAAATACTCTTTCTGGTACTGGTGCAGTAGGAAAATTGGTAGGTAATGTTTTAGGGGATCAAATGGATGCACAATTAGCGGCAAAACAAGCCGAAATGATGAAAGATCCTGGGATTAAGGGAGCTTTGTTGCGTAGTGGTTTATTTAGATTAGCATAATAAGAGTTTAATAATTATGACAATAGAAACAGATTTACAAGCATTAATTACCTCAGTAAATATAGCTGAGCAAATAGACGAAGATACCCTTAAAGATATGGGTAGATCGGTTTACGATTGGTATGAGATGGATGAAAATTCTCGAGGCGAGTGGATGGATAAATACGAAGAGTATATGAAGCTAGCTACACAAGTATCTTCGAATAAAAATTTCCCTTGGCCTGACGCGGCAAATGTAAAGTACCCACTATTGACTATAGCAGCTCTACAATTTGCATCGCGTGCATACCAATCTCTTTTACCTAATAATAAAGTTGTAAAAACTAGAGTTATTGGAAACGATATAGATGGTTCTAAAGCTGAAAGAGCTAGACGAGTAAGTAATTATATGTCTTACCAATTATTAGAAGAAATGGATAGTTGGGAAGATCAAATGGATAGAACTTGTTTAATTCTTCCAATAATAGGAAATGTATTTAAAAAGACTTATTGGGATGGAACTAAAATGGTATCTGAATTGGTTCTGCCTAAAGATTTATGTGTTGATTATTATGCAAGTTCTTTAGAAGATGCAAATCGTAAAACACATAAATTATATTATTATCCTAACGAAGTTACAAGACAAATTAGAATGGGTCAATTTTTAGATATTGATTTACCTAAAGAATCTAATAGTTACGATGGAGATCATTCTGAGGCTGAAGATGAACTTTTAGGAATAAATCCTCCTAATAGTGATGAAGATACTCCACATGAATTCTTAGAATGTCATTGTACTTGGGATTTAGATAATGATGGATATGAAGAACCATATGTAATTACTATACATAAAGATACAAAAAAAGTAGTTCGTATTGCTGCAAGATATGATCAAACAGGAGTAGATATGAACGACAAAGGTGAAATAATTTCTATAACACCTGTAGAATATTTTACAAATTATGTATTTATTAATGATCCTAATTCAGGTGTATATGGAATGGGATTTGGTAATTTACTTGGACCACTTAATGAGGCAGCAAATACTTTAATAAATCAACTTATTGATTCAGGTACATTAGATAATTTACAATCAGGATTCTTAGCTAAAGGCATTAAGATACCAAATGGTAATTCTCCTCTTAAGCCTGGAGAATGGAGATATGTTAATACAATTGGTGATGATTTAAGAAAAGGTATTGTACCTCTTCCAACTAAACAACCATCGACTGTATTATTCCAATTACTTGGTATGATGATCCAAAGTGGACAGCAACTTAGCTCAGTAACTGATTTAATGACTGGAGAAAATCCTGGTCAAAATCAACCTTGGTCTACTACATCAGAAGTATTAAGGCAAGGATTACAAGTATTTTCTAGTATTTATAAAAGAATTCATCGTTCAATGAAACGAGAATTTAAAAAGATATATAGATTAAATATGTTATACTTAGATGATGAAAAATATTTTGCTGTATTAGATCCTACTGGACCTGAAGATGAGGTAGGAGTAATTGGAAAAGCTGATTTTGAAGATAAATCAATGGATGTTGTTCCTAATAGTGATCCAACAAATGTATCTAATGCTGAAAAATTAGCTAAAGCTGAATCATTAATGCAATTATTACAATTAGGATCAGTTAATCCTACAGTTGCTACTAAACGTATACTTGAAGCTCAAGATCAAGAAGGAATTGCAGAATTGATGCAAATGCCTGAACCACAACCTGATTTTGAAGCGCAGGTTAAGATGCAAGAACTTCAATTGCAAGCTTCTGAACAAGAAATGCAAAAAGTTAAGATTCAATACCAAGCAGCTAGAGATGAAGCTAATGCTGTATTAACTATGGCTAAAGCACAAGCAGAGGTAGAAAGAACTGAATTAGAAAAATTAAAACTTCAATTTGATTCTGAATTAGAGCAAGCTAAATTAGCAATGGAAGCTAAAGAAAAAGATATGGATGTTCAGTTACAAGAATTAAAAATTATACAAGAGCAAATAAAAGCACAATCACAGGCGGATAAAGCGCAAGCTGATAACGCCAAAGAAAATATACCTAGTTAACCTAATAGAGGAGAGAAGAAATGAGCGGAGATAGATACGCTTGGAAAAATATGGTTTATACACAAGAGTTAATAAACTATTTAAAAAGAGCAAAAGTTGAATTACAAGAATTATTTTCTAAGGGTGGATTTTGTGGAGAAACAATAGATTCCACAGCCATGTCTCACGTAGAGATAATTGGAAGATGTAAACTTATAGATGCTGTAATAGAGTTAGTAGAAGAAGGAATTCCTTCAAATAATGAAGAAGAAGACAAAGAAGAAGCAAACGAGAGCTACAAAGATGCTTAAGGCCTTAGGATATAGATTATTAATAAAGCCTGACGAAGTAGAAACATCTCACGAAGTAAAAGGAACAGATATTAAAATAGCTATTGCTGTAGATGAAAAGTTGTATAAAGCAACTATGTCTGTAGGAGAAGTTGTAGATATTGGTCCTTTAGCTTGGATAGATTATAACAAAAACTCAGAAAATAAAGAGCCTTGGGTAGAAGTTGGAGATAGGATTCTTTATTCAAGATACGGAGGAAAGTTAATACAAGATCCCGAAACTAAAGAAGAGTTTGTTATTTTAGATGATGGAGATGTGCTTTGTAAGATGGTAGATAAGGAGCAAAAAGAAAATGAATGATTTTATAGCACAATATGATGATACTAAACCTACGCCTTCGGCTAAAGAAGAATTAACCGCAGAGCAAAATAAGGTTGAAACAAAAGAAGTTTCTACTAAAGAACCTGTTGAAGAAGTAGCTCAAAGTGAACCTGAAGCAGAAGTAAAAGTAGAAGAAAAAGATCCTATAGATGAGGCAGCTCGTGCGCAAGGATGGGTTCCTCAAGAAGAATGGGATGGAGATCCTACTCAGTGGAGAGATGCACAAGTCTTTTTAGAAAGAGGAGAGTATTTCAAAACTATGGGTACTCAAAGAAAGCAAATAGATAAACTAAATGCTATGGTAGAAAAAATGGCTAGTATACAAGCTAGTACTAGAGAAGATGAAAGACAGAGAGTATTAAAAGAACTTTCCGACCAAAAATACAATGCTATGGAGGAAGGAGAATTTAAAAGAGTAGCTGACATAGATAGTGAGATGGATAGAATTAGATCTCAACCAGCAATGTCTGTTCCTAATGTTACGGGACAAACTGAAGAAAAATATACTTCAGATAAAATAGCTGAATATATAGATAATAATTCGTGGTATCGTACTAACTCCGATATGCGTCAATATGCTGATTCACTTGCAGTTGGTTTCCGTGCAGGAAACCCTAATGCTACAATTGATGATGTATTAGAATATACAGATAAGGAAATAAAAATTCGTTATCCTCAGCAATTTGGGGGACAGGTGCCGAGCGCATCACCTGTTGCTTCTACGAAACGAACCACAAAGCCTGGCCCGAATGGGGCACAAAAGAAGAAAACATTGGACGATCTTCCCGCGAACTCGCGAGATATGTATGCTCAGATTGGACAATCGTTTGTCGATGCTGGAGCTGTCGACTCTATAGATGAATACGTAGCTGAGCTTGAAAGAATAGGAGAAATATAGAAATGACTACTAAAACAAGCAAAATAGAAAAAAATCTAGATCGCCCAAAGCGAATACCTATGGCACAGGCCAGACAAATTTTAAATGTTGAAGATGTACCTGATCACTTAGTGGCTAGGTGGGTCTTAGATACTAAAAATCGTTGTCAAGTGTTTCAGAGTGCTGGTTATCAATTTATAACTGATAAAGGTTTAACTGTGGGGGATAGAAAAGTTGACGGATCAAAAGCAACGGGAAGCGTTGTCTGCAAAGTCGGTAATTCGAATGGAGAGATGTTGTACCTGATGGCTATTGACCGTAAATACTATGAAGAAGATCAAGCTGCTAAACAAGCAAAGATCGACTCCATAGAGGAAGAACTATACGCGCAGACTAGTAAAGAAGGTCATTACGGAAACTTAGATTTAGATCATAAATCTAGATAATGACTTTTGCACAGGGAAGCGCATAACTTTAATTTTAAGGAGTAAATTATTATGGCAAATGTAGATCGCCCTAATGGTTTTAGACCTATCGGATCTTTATCTGGTGGTTCTATGACTGGACAGGTGCAAAAAATGATCTCAAATGAGGCCTTATTCCTTGGAGACTTAGTAGAAGACGATGCTACTGGTCGTGCTGATGGCGATGGTGCCTATCAAGCATGTGCTAGAGCGGAAGCTAGTGATGCTATTCTTGGGGTTGTTGTGGGTTGGGAAGTTGACCCAGATAGCCCTGCTGCTTTGCATCACGCAGCATCTACTACTTTAGGTGTTTATATTAATACTGATCCTAATGTTATATTGGAATGTCAATCTGACGATGGCACCCCAGTAGCAGCAGATGTAGGTCAGAACTTTGATATAGTTGTTGCATCTGGAAGTACTAGTACTGGAGTTTCCAATATGGAATTAGATGGTTCATCAGGAGATGTCACAGCAGCTTTACCTTTAAAGCTACTTGGTTTTACTGATGTCTCTGACAACGATACAGCATCGGCTAATATGAAATGTATTGTTATGATTAACAATCATCTTTATAAAGGTCATACTGGAACGGCAGGCATATAATTTAAGGAGAAATAACAAATGGCTACAATTACAACTGGCTCTTTTGCGAAAGCCCTTTGGCCTGGCGTTAATTCGTGGTATGGAAAATCATACAATGAGCACACAGTTGAGTGGAGTGCCTTATTCGATTCTTTTAATTCAAATAAGAACTACGAAGAAGACATGGGCATTACATCTTTTGGTCTAGCTTCTGCTAAACCAGAAGGTACTGCAATATCTTATGATGAAGAGCGTCAAGGCTTTTTAACAAGATACACTCACGTTGTGTACGCAAACGGTTTTATTGTAACTCGCGAAATGGTCGAAGATGACCTTTATAGCGTTGTTGCACAAAAACGTGCCAAAGGTTTGGCTTACTCAATGAGACAAACTAAAGAAAATGTTGCTGCTAACGTATATAATCGAGCTTTCAACAGCTCGTTTACTGGCGGTGACGGACTAGAACTATGCTCTACTGCTCACGTTAACGTGGCTGGTGGAACATGGGCAAACGAACTAACGACCGCAGCTGATTTATCAGAAGCAGCGTTAGAACAAGCATGTATCGATATTGGTAAATATACAGATGACCGAGGTTTAAAAATCTCAGTTCATCCTGTAACTCTAAATATACCTGTGGACCTTACTTATGAGGCTCATCGTATTATGGAGACACCACATCGTGTTGGTACTGCTGACAATGATATTAACGCACTATACAGCATGGGTAAATTCCCAGGCGGTGTAAACGTTAATCATTATTTCAATGATACCGATGCTTGGTTCATACGCACAGATGTTGCTGATGGAATGAAACATTTCCAACGTCGTCCATTACAATTCGCAATTGATAATGATTTCGACACTGAAAATGCTAAGTTCAAAGCAGTTGAGCGTTATTCATTTGGTTGGACGGACCCAAGAGGCGTTTACGGCTCACCAGGTGCCTAACAACTAATTAGGTCTATATATCCCCTCCTTAACTGGAGGGGAGTTGACCCACAATAGGAGGAAAACCTAATGGCAGTAAAAAATTATCCTGTTGGTACTCATTTTAGTGGTCCTATTAAATTAGGAACAAAGTCTATGTTACTTTCTACCGATGTAGGTGGAATAAGTGCAGCTAAGACTTTAACCGCAGATGAATCTAACGGCATGACTTACATTCTTGACGGAGGTACTGGAGTAGGTATTACACTTCCAGCACCAACTAAAGGATGGCGTTGTAAATTCGTAATTGGTGCTGCGTTTAGCACTGATTTTGTTTTTACAGCAGGAACAGCAGATACCTTTGAAGGGTGTGTTATAGAAAATGCAGGAGTACAAGACGTAGATGCTGCAGATACTATTACACTTGAAGATGGTACTGAAAATATAGGTGATTGGATAGAATTTTGGTCAGATGGTAACAAAACATACACTTTTGGAAACTTTTTGAACGCAAGTTCTGTAACACCTGCTGGTTAATATCAGTAAAATATTGAGGGGCGAAAGTCCCTCATTTTTAAATTAATGGAGATACGTAATGGCACCAACTAATAAATCTTCGGGATTGCTATCTGCTGATGCAGTATTACATTCTGGAGTAACAAGTATTCTTGCTGGAGTACAAATAATAACTAATGGATCTGCTGACGCAACCTTAGTTATAACAGACGATTCCTCAGGAACCTCGGGAGATAAATTATTTAAAGCGGTTGTAACTGGAACAAATGACTCAGCTACTTTTACATTACCTGATGGTGGTGTTCGTGCTGATAATGGATTATCTTGTGATATAACGGGTTCAGGCGCAAACTACATAGTTTGGTTTAGATAATAATAAATGAGTTTTGGTAAAAAGACTAGGAATCCTGGATGGCAACCTGGAAATCATTGGGTTAAATGTGATGTATGTGATTTCGTATATCGAGATTCAGAGATGTTTGAGAGATGGGATGGAGCAGTCGTATGTAAACACGATTGGGAATCTAGACACCCACAAGATTTAATTAGAGGAGTTGAAGATAAAATAACTCCTGAAGGATTTATAAGACCCGATGATGATGCAAATGCAGGACAAACAGTTTGCAGAACCAGATCAGCTAGAGCTGGACAAGCTGAAGCTGGATGTGCTAGAGCAGGAGATACTTCTTTTTCACCAACACCAGTGAGCGGATTATAATATGGCAACAACAAATTTTACTGATAATTCAACAATCATTGTAGCTTCTTGGCTAAATGATATAGACGCACTAGTATATGATATATTTGGTGGACCAGATACATTGACTCTTCATGCTAAGGGAGATGTATTAGCGTCTAATGGAAGTACAATACAACTAGTTAATGTAGGTTCTAATAACCAAGTTTTAACAGCTGACTCCTCAGAAGATGCTGGGGTAAAATGGGCTGCTGCAGCCAGTGGAGATGTAGTAGATGATACTACACCTCAATTAGGTGGTCCATTAGATCCTAATGGTAAATTTATTGGAATGGACAAAGGCGAAGATGTAGATTCTTCATCTCCTACAATTGGTGAAGATGGAGATTATTTTGATATTACAGGTACAACCACTATTAGTGCTTTTACTGTAGCAGCTAATCGTCATTTCTTTTGCCAGTTTGATGGAGCATTACAACTTACACATAACTCTACTGATTTAGATTTACCTGGTGAAGCTAATATAACTACAGCAGCTGGGGACGTAGCAGAATTTTTTAGCACTGGTGCTAATGATGTCCAGTGTGTTAATTATACAAAGGCTGATGGAACAGCAGTAGTTGGGGCATCAGGTGGTCTAAAAGACGCTGGTGGTAATGTTGTTGGTGTTGAAAATGCTGTAACAACAGCTGGTAATTTTACTGTAACTAATAACATGAACTTAGTAACTGGTGGACCATTTACAATTGCAAGTGGTCATACAGCTACAGTAGGTTCTGGCGAAACTTGGACGGTGGTATAATATGAGTACAATATCAAATACAGATTTAACAATTACAGATGCAAATGTTACAAACATTAAAGATGGTTCAGGAAATAATGCAACTACACCAGCGGATTTAGTTAAAGGTAGAGCAAAATATTGGTGTTATTTTAAAGGGAACGGCACAGCGGCTGTTCAGGACTCATTTAATAACGCGGGATTTTCTGATACTGGAACTGGCACATATACACTTACAATAGACACAGATTTTGCCTCTGCTACTTATATTGCATTAGCAACAGTTTGTAATAGTTCAAGAGCTAATGTTTCTTTAGATAGTCTGGCTGCTGGTAGTCTTAATGTCAATACAAGAGAAACCGACTCAGGTACATTTACTGATTATGAGTTTACTTCTGTAGCGGCTTTTGGAGATCAATAATGGCTGATAAAGATAAAAGAATAGTATATCAAGGGGAAAATGGGAGAGCAGTAGTTGTTATTCCTGACCCTAATTTTTTAGCAAAAGGAAATACATTGGATGATGTATTAATCAAATGTGTTCCTGAAAATTGCAGAGACTCAGCGAATGTTGTTGAAATTGACACAGTTCCAAGTGACAGGACATTTCGTAACGCTTGGGTAACTGAACAAGGCAAGAGTGTTGAAATTGATTTAGCTAAAGCTAAAGATCTAGCAAAGGATAAAGTAAGACAAGCAAGGACTCCTAAGTTTCAAGAACTAGATATTGCATACCAACGTGCTGATGAAGCAGGTGATGCAGATGCAAAAGCCGCAGTAGTCGTAAAAAAACAAACAGCAAGAGATGCTACAGCAGATACCAAGATAACTAACGCCGATTCCGTTGATAACTTAAAGACAGGAATGAATGAAGTGATTGCAGAGGTAAATGACCTATGAGTAAATTGGTAGTTGAAGAAATTGAAAATGCTGCTGGAGCGAATCCTTATTCAATTAGTTTAGGAACAGAAACTACCACAACAGGTGGTACTGCTATTGATTTTACAGGCATCCCTGCTGGAACTAAAATAATTAGACTAATACTTCAAACAGTTTCAGGTAGCGGTACTTCAGATTTTATTGTACAAATTGGAGATTCTGGAGGATTTGAAACTTCTGGATATGTGGGTGCTAGTTGGTCTGCTAACACTACTAATCAAAATTATACAGATGGTTTTGGAATTCATGCTAATCACGCAGCGGGAAATACCTATGAATCTGTTGTAAGTTTATTTTTAGTAGATGCATCTAACAACACGTGGGTTTCAAATGGTGTTACTGGTAGGTCAGACAGTGGAGGTGCTGGTATCTTTTGTGGAACTAAAAGTCTTAGTGGGACGTTAACACAAGTAAGATTAACATGTCAAAATGGTTCCGATACTATAGATGCTAATAGTGGTATAAATATACAATTTCAATAGGAAAATAATATGACAGACGTAATAGAAATAAATGTACTAACAGGAGAAGAAACAACACGCTCCTATACCCAAGAAGAAAAAAATAATATTGCTGCTGCTCAAGCAGAAACAAAGAAGAATTTTGATGCTCTTGATTATAAGGCTAAACGTATGTCGGAATACCCAACGATAGAAGAATGTGTCCATGCAATTCTTGATGATGATTTAGAGGCACTTCAAGTTAAAAGAACTGCTGTTAAAAATAAATATCCGAAAGGTTGAGGAATAAATAATGGCTAAAATTACAAACACGGGGGTCTTTATTGTAGAGGGAAGTGCTGCTGCCGCAGATGTAGCAGGTTCTTCTCAAATATGGGTTAAGTCAGATACACCAAGTTCCTTGTATCATACAGATGATGCTGGTAATGACCTTAGAATGGGGGGTTGGATGGTATCGGCTGAACAATCACCAACTTCAGGAACGTCAGTTGATTTTACAGGTATTCCATCAGGAGTAAGAAATATTAAAATATTATTTGACGCAATATCTCTCAATGGTTCAGAGGATTTAGAATTAGAATTAGGCGACAGTGGCGGTATTGAGACTAGTGGATATGTAAGTATGGCTGAAAATGGAAATACAAGAACTGCTAATACAACATCTTTGCAAATAAGTTCTTCGGGTGATGCTTCTCATGCTTATACAGGACAAATTAATTTAGCACTTGAAGATGTTACTAATAATACTTGGTGTAGTTTTGGTATTTTAAGACATAATGATTCAAACATTTCTTTATCGGGTGGTTCAAAAACATTATCGGCAACATTAGATAGACTAAGAATAAAATCGTCAGGTAGTAATACATTTGATGCTGGAAGTCTGTCAATTATGTATCAATAAAAGGAAAACACAATGTCATACGATGTAACGGAATTAAATGTATCTACTGGGAAAATAATTACCAGAAACTATACACAAGCAGAAAAAGATGCTAATGCTGCTGCCCAACCTTCTGTTAAAGAGAAGTGGGTTAGGATTAGAAGTAGACGAGATGCGTTGCTACAAGAATGTGATTGGTGGGCATCTTCAGATTTAACTATGTCTGATGCACAAAAGAAATATAGACAGGATTTAAGAGATATACCTACTCAGAGTGACGTAGATAATATAACGTGGCCGAGTAAACCTTAATGACTAATGTACCTTGGTACGCATATTTATTAATTTTATTCTTACCACTACTGATAAATACTGTAGTGGGTATTTACATACAATTAGTATTAAAACGTATTAACAGACAAGAAAATAATGCACCTTGGACTTATAAGAAGAGTTTATTAAATGCATTAGTTATTGGTGCACCTATGGGTGCAGTAACACAGATATTATTACAAGAAGCTTTATCTCCATACGTATATTTATCAGAAGCTAGCCAATGGAATCTTGTAATATTTACAGCGTTGTTTAGTCCTTGGTTAATTATGTCAGGATATAGTGCTGCTTTATGGTATACAAAGAGAAAGGGACATACTATGTTGTACGAATACTTAAGAATACGACATAAAAAGGAAGAATACCCAGATGAGGATAGCGATTTTACGGTACAAAATTACCACGACTCATCATTAAACGGAAACGATATAAAGGAAGAATAATGTCAAATAATACTGGTACTAATAAAACATATAGAAAAAAAGTAGTATATATAGTTCCTCGTGATCCAAAGACTGGTAGAAGAATTAAAAGTGAAGGGCCTAAGAAATTTAACCCAGTTGTGAAGTATCATTATAAGGAAGATCCTAAAACAGGAAAGCTTAGACGAGTAACTCCTGACGGAAAACCTTGGAAACCTCTTAAGCCTTCTAAACCAAAACCATTTATATATCCTAGGGATCCTAAAACTGGTAAATTAAAGGAATTTACTCCTAAACTAAAAAAAATGAAGGGCGGTAAATATTAATGGCTACAAGTGGATCAGTTGATTTTTCAATAACAAGAGATAATATAATTACGGAAGCTCTTCAGCTTATTGGTGTTATTGGTGAAGGGGAAACTCCAAGCACTAACCAAAAATCTGATTGTGCTAGATCTCTTAATATGATGATTAAATTTTGGATGGCAGAGGGAATGAATCTCTTTGTCAATCAGGAAATAGTCCTGTTTCCAATCAAAGGACAAAGACAATATACGTTTGGTGGTTCTTCAGTAGATAAAATGGCTAAAGAATCTGAAGTTATTACTACTAAATTAAATGGTAGTGTTTCATCTTCAGCAACCTCATTAACGGTAGACGATACTACTGGTATGGCTGTTGGAGATACTATAGGTGTAGTAACTGATTCTGCGGGAATACACTTTAGTACTATCACTGCTGTAGGTTCTAGTACGACACTAACTATTGCTGACGCAATAGATGACGCTGCATCTGATAATGACAGAGTATACACATATACAAATGCATTTACACAAAAGATTTTAAATGTTAATAATGCTTGGATAAGAACTACAGATGATACTGATATACCTATTGATGTTATATCAAGACAAGAGTACGTTGACTTAAGTAAGAAAACTGAAAGTGGAAGAATAAATCAAGTATATTTTGATCCTCAGGTAACTACAGCTAATATGAATGTTTGGCCTGTACCTGATGATTCATATACAAATGACAGAATACATCTATATGTTACAAGATCCTATGAAGATTTTGATGGTGTAGTTAATGAAAGTGAGCCCGACTTTCCTCAAGAGTGGTACTTACCATTATGTTGGGGATTAGCAGTTGTTATAGCTCCTAAATATGGAGTAACTTCTACTAGGTATCAGGAATTAATTACTATATCAAGCTCATTAAAACAGCAATGTGATGATTGGTCAACTGAGAAAGAATCATTATTTTTACTTCCAGCTGATAGACAAGGAACATATCGTAGGTAAAGTTTATGGATTCAGTACGAATACCTTTATTTGCACTGCCACAACAAAGGCAATTTAGTACTACAGAAGATCAATGGTTTAAAAACTGTTATCCTGAAGTAATAGCTGGTCCTTCAGATACACCATTTACTTCTATAATTAAAAGACCAGGATTTTCTGATGCTGATACTACAGCGACTGCTGCTGGCAGAGCACTATATGGTTGGACTCAAGATGGCAGTATTTACGCTGTTGTTGGAAATAAAATATTCAAAGATGGGTCAGCATTAAGTGGTACCTTAGACGATACTACTGGCAGAGTTGATGTAACCGAAGTTAGAGGTGGAACACCAAGACTTGTATTTAGAGTAGCTGATAAAATATGGACAGTTGCTGAAGATGGTACCATGACAAAGATGACTGACGCTGATATACCAACTGGATTAGTATCAGGTATAGTAAATATAGATGGATTTATTTGTGTTATGAAAGGTTCTACTAATCAAATATTTCACGCTGATGTAAATGACCCAACTAGTTGGAATGCAAATAGTGTTCTTACTTCTTCATTAGAACCTGATAAAGGTGTAGGAATAGCAAAGCATTTAAACTTCGTAGTTGCCTTTAACGAGTGGTCTACTGAGTTTTTCTTCAATGCTGGTAATGCATCAGGATCAACTCTGAGCCCAGTAGAAGGAATAGCAATTCGTTATGGATGTGCTAATGGAGATACTATTTTTTCTGGTGAAAATACAGTAGTATGGTTAGCCCAAGGTCGTACTGGTGGTAAATCAGTTATGATGCTTGAAGGAAATGATTTAAAAACAATCAGTACAAAACCAGTAGAACGTTTAATTGATGAAGAAGCAAATGGTGGTGGTAATGGAATAGCTGATGCTTACGCATACGGCATGAGAATCGCAGGACATCAGTTTTATATATTAACTCTTAAAAATACGGCTAAAACCCTAGTATGTGATTTAAGAGATCAAACTTGGCATGAGTGGAGTTCTTTTGACGGAACTACTGAAACTTATTTTACTGGTGTAGATTTTTGTGAAGATGCTGATAAGAAATTTATATTAGATGAAGATAATGGTAAAATATATAATATGGATATTGATATTCATCAAGATTCAACAAATGATATCAAAGTAGAGATGATAACTAGTAGAATAGATTTTCAGTCTACTAAACCTAAATTTTTATATAGAGTAGGTGTTATAGGGGATATACAATCTTCATCTTCTCCAATAACTATAGATTGGTCAGACGATGATTATAATAATTATGGAACATCCAGAACTGTAGATATGAAAGATACTTTTCCAAGATTAGTATCTTTAGGAAGGTTTCATAGAAGAGCGTTTAGATTAAGACATACTGCAAATACTCCTCTGAGGATAGAGGCTCTTGAGATGGGAGTAGAACAAGGTAGATATGCTGAAGGAGATAATTAATGGCTTTAGGACCTCCTCCTCTTCATACTCCAATTACTTCTCCTTTATGGAAAAGATACTTTGAAAGATTAAGTCAACAGCTAGGTGGAACTGCTGAAGGAGGAGTTGGGTATTTTAATGGATTAAATTTTACTAGTTCTAATATTACGTCAATACTTACTCGTAATCATAATGATACACAAAATCATCAAGGTGGAAGTAGTGGAGAAAGATATCATTTAACAGCAGCACAACATACTGGAGTTACAGCAGGTGGAAATTTTGCAAAGTCAGTAACTAATTCTATAACTGCTGGAACTACTCAAACCCAAGCTGGAGCAACAGCTTTAACTGCAGATATAAATAGAGTAACAACAGTTGGTAGTGATAATGATGGAGTTAAGTTACCAACAGCAGCCGCTGGGTTAGAAGTTTTAATTATAAATGATGATGCAGGTCAAGATGTAAAGGTATGGCCTAATACAGATGATGCTATAGATGGTGGTTCTGCAAACGCAGCTGATTCTAATGTAATTGGTGAAGGAACTTCCAGAAGGTATATAGCAGTGGATGCAACTAATTGGTTTACAGCATAAAATGGAAATGCAAATACAAGATGTTATACCAAAGAGTCACATGGATGCTAGAAATCTATGGGATGGATTGTTTAAAACAGCTCACTTTTGGGATGACTTAATAGATAAAGATAATAAGAACGAAGATGTTCATGAGGTCTTGTGGTTTTTGTTAGCTGAGTTACCACTTAATCCATTTTATGTTAAACATTTTTCTATGCTACAACCAGCTATTACTCATGCTTGTATGACCTTCATAGCATCAGCAAAGTTAGAAGAAAGTAAAGAAAGATTAGATATATCTCACGTGTTAAGATATGAACTAGGAGCAGTATTATTACATATTGCTTTAATTATTCACGGCAAGCAGTTTGTTATGGATTATTCAGATAAAATATACAAATTAATTATAGATGACAATTTGGAAGATTATTTAAAAGAACAGGAAAATAAATCATGATTTTTAATTATTGGAAAAACGTAATGGGGTTTGCCTTTGCACCATTATATATAAAAAGTAGTTTTGTAAAGAAAGTAGCGCCAATAGCTTTACCAGTTGTAGGTGCTGCTATTGCGGGACCGTTAGGTTTTTCAGCTGCGGCAGGAGCTGCTGCTGGGGGAGCTGCTGCTGGAATTGTTTCTGGACAAGGTTTGAAGGGAGCAATTGTCGGTGGGATAACTGGTTATGCTGGAGCTAAGATTGCTGGTGGTGGTCTTAATATATTTGGTGGTGCTTCGGGAGCTACTTCTAGTGCTCCGAGTAGTTTAGTAATGGGTGCTCATGGAGTAGGAACAACTGGAGCTACAATTGCTGGTGGAGGATTAATAAGTCGTGCTGGAATGCAAATTGGTCAAAACTTAAGTGGTGTTACAGGGCCGCAAACCTTGTTGGGCCAAAGAGCGGCCTCAATGGGATCACGTACTATACATTCTCCTCTTACCCAACCAGGAGGTGGGGGACTCTCTGAACTTTGGTCAAAGATTACAGGGGGGAAGGGACCAACTGGACAAGGTACTGTATCTCAGAATTTAGGAGGAGGTCAAAGTAAATTCCTAGGATTTGACAGAGGCAAATTAGAAGAAATAGTTGGTGCTGGATTCTCTGCATATGAAGGAGATATAAGACAACAGCAAATAGATGCACTACAACAAAACTTAGGACAATATCAAGATCAATTTGCTGGTCACTATGCTTCTGAGGCTAAGAGACGTATAGGTGATTTGGCTGAAGGAAAATTACCCGCAACTTATACTGCAGCTCTTGAGAGAGAAAAAGATAGGTTAACAAGATTAATGATTGCCCAAGGACATAATCCAGCTGAAGCTGGGTTAGGTGCTGAAACTGTTGTAAGAGGTACAATGGATCTTGAAAATCAATTTATTGCTAGAGAAATGGATTATTGGAGAGCTATACAGGGTGGTGCTGATACAATGACTGCACGAATAGCTCAGCTTCAACAAGAGCAAGCCAACGAATTACGAGCTAAAGAAACTACCTTGGGAGAGCTTGGTACTAGCGTAGTTGGAGGTCTTTTGGGAAATAAACCAAGAGGATCGGGTGGAATTAATATTAGTTTAGACAGCTTAGTATAACAGGAGATATAAAATGGTAGATACAGTATTAAAACATTTAACTGACTTGGGGGAAAAAAGAGCAAGAACAGATCTCTATGGAGCGCAAGCAGATTATACACGAACTAAAGATGTTGAAACCCAAGCCATGCTTCCTGGTAGATTGGAAAAACAAAAGGTAGATCTTGATACCGCTAAACTTATTTATAGTAACTTACTAGCTGATGAAACTTATAATGATTTAGTAAGAGAAAATAACATTGATAGTATAGAGGCGGCATTGGCATATACTGAGCTTAGGGGTGGACCAAAAGGTGTAGCGGAGGATATGATATTAGAGCAGCAGGTAAAGCAAGCAAAGGGT